ATTTAATAAAATAAACGAAAAGAAAGAAGCAATTGATAAATTAGTTTTTGAATATATTCAAGAACAGAAAGGTAGCAATGGACCCGACAAACGATAGTTTTATGGAGTTAATTAAAATACAACAAGACGCACATAGAGGTGCATCTTTAAACGCAGAATTATTTACACTACAAAAAATGGTGATGCATCTTCAAAGTGAGATTGTAAAAGTACAAGCTCTAATAGATGAAACACCAGTAGGTAAAATAATGAAACAATCAAAAGGAGAATAATATGGGACTTGATCAATACGCAGGAAGACATTGCTGGAGAAAACATGCAAGACTTCAAAAGTTTATGGCAACAATGTGGGAACAACAAAATCCAGATGTTGAACCAGATGGATCATTCAATCTTGGGTTTAATGCAGGTGATGTACCAGTTGAAATGACACAAGAGATTGTATCTAAATTAGAAGAAGCTATTAAAAATAATTATAAAGATTATGTAGCTTCAGATGGGTTTTTCTGGGGACAACAGTTCCAAGAAGAAGCAGCTAAAGAATATCAAGAACAAGATCTAAATTTTTTAGCTGATTGTAAAGAAGCTCTCAGCAATAATGATACGTTATTGTATGAGTGTAGTTGGTAATAGGAGAACTATGACACCAAAAGAAAAAAAAGAGCATTTGAAATGGATCAATAGTTTTGCAAATGCAAAGACTGTTACTAAATCAAATAAACCAAAGAAGAAAAAGGAGAAACATGAAACCAATAAGAAGTAATGAGCTTAACTATCTTGATCAACTTATAGTAGATAAGTTTAGAGATAGAAGACAAGACATGGAGTCTAACATTGAAGCTGATACACAAAAACAAACTGATAAAAATTATAAAGGGTTTGTTGTTAAGCTTGGTATCAAAGCTGAAATGAAAGCTTTTAAAGAAGCAGAAGATAAGTTAAGAAAATTTATTAAGAATAAAGAGTCTTATGAATTTACTTTATCACAAGCTAAATTAAGAGCTGCCGAAAAACTTAATGAAAAACTAAATAGTTGGTCAAGTGTAAGATCTTGGAAAAGCGAATATGATAAAGTTAAGAAGTTTGAAATTAAAGAACATGATGATGTTGAACATGCTTTAAAGAAAGTATGTAAACAAGAAACAAGAAGATATGTTCAAAAACTTCCTAAATACAAAGTAAAACAAGATCTAGAACTACTTGAAGAACAAGCTAAAAACGTGTTATATTCTGGTAGAGATATAAAAGAAGTATGGAAACATTTGGGTATGACATTTAAAGCATCTGGTGTACCAGTAGCTGCACCTAAAGATTTCTTACAATTAGAAAGTAAATAATGAATATAGACGAGAACATACAGTATCTCGCATCAACTGATGAAGCCTTTGCTAAAACACAAGCAGAGGTTTCATATGGTGACGATATGCTTAAACATATAAAAGGTACTTTTGTATCTGCGTCCGAAGACTCAGTATCTAAAGCTACCGAAAAATTTTATGCTTCTGTTATTTATAAAAATCATATTAATAAAATGCACAAGTTAAATGTACAATTATTAAATATGAGAAATAAAAGACGAACAGCTGAAATGAATATAGAAGTATGGAGAACACTAGAAGCATCAAGGAGAAAAGGAAATGTATAACAAAGTAACAGGTTGGGCAGTTATTTGTACTATAGAAAGACCAAATGGAACTTGGTTTACAGAAACTATTGTAGATATGCCAGATAGTGTTAGTGAACCAATAGATCAATATCTAACTGAAAGAATGGAAGAAGAAATTAATGACTAAAGAATTATACACATATATAGGACAAGCAATCAAAGAATCTAGACGTACTACATTTAAACATAAGATTATTACACAATCTGAGTTAGCAAAAGTTTGTGGAGTAACTTTTCAACAAATTCAAAAATATGAAAAAGCTAGTAATAAAATACCTTTGGATAAGTTATTAACAATTTCAAAACACGTTAATAAAACATTACTAGATTTTTTACCTGCAGATAATGTAGAAGCAGAAAGAGTAAAACAAGCCAATATTCAATCAGATAACGTTGAACTAGAATCATAGTACCTCTATGGTTGGTGGGGGAAGCGAGAGTGGAACCCACCATATAATGTTGACACTTACCGAAATATCCATATATCTGGTATATATGTCAAATAAGGCACTAGGAACACAATTTCATAATCAAGTAATTCCGCAATTTGTGCAGCTGCGTAAAAAATTAAACATCTCACAACTTGAAATGGACGAGATACTTGGTGTAGCCAAAGGTCTTGTTTCAAAGTGGGAGTGTGGTATAAGAAAACCAAGTGGTTGGTTATTCTGTTGTTGGGCAGAAGCACTAAACGCTGAAATAATAATAAAGCAAAAGGAAAAACATGGCAGTTAATCCAGACATAGAACCTCATCAAATAACAAACGATCCAGTTGTAAATGAAGTAGTTGATTTAATTATCAATAGACATTTACAAGGTATGGAAAAGTTTGGCAAAACAATGGCAGCGAATGAACGTCCAATAAATGAATGGGTAGATGAAACCATAGAGGAATTGCTAGATGCAATTCACTACTTAGTTAAAACTAAATCTATCTTTGATAAATTTAAAGCAGATAATAAAAGATTAAAAGCTGCTTTAGAATCATTTGAAAAGGAGTCATTTGTTGATGAAAAACCAAAAGAAGAAAGTTGAGTTAGACGTTACTCCATATCATGTTAGGCAACAAATATGGTATATGTCATTGTTAAGATTTTATAAAAATATAGAGTTTAATGAAAATATATATAACGAGTTTGCTACTAAGCTATTAGCTGGTAAGATCGACCAGAAGACATTGAAACAATTAGATAACTTAAGAAGGAAGAATAATGAGAAGAAAAGAAAAGACTGGGAAGAAATTAAAAAGAAGAAAGCAACTCGTATGGGACTCAGTTTTAGAAACATATATAGACAAATCAAAAAAAGTTAATGGGTATTATATAAATAATGAAAGGATAGAAATATTATATGAAAGAAAATTTTGATCGTAAACAAGGTATTGGTGGTAGTGACGCTACCAGATTATACAATGGTGATTGGTACGACCTGTATCTAGAAAAAATTGGAGAAAAAGAATCAGATGATCTCTCCAGAGTTTTACCAGTACAGATGGGAGTATATACCGAAGACTTTAATATTCGCTGGTTCGAACAAGAAACAGGAATAAAAGTAGTAGGCGAACAAGTATTTATTAAATCAAAAGAATATCCATTTATGTATTGCAATATAGATGGAGTACTTCAAGAAAAAAAAGCATTATTAGAATGTAAACACACTAATGCTTTTACTAATGAAGTAAAAACAGCTGAGAAATACAAAGCACAAATACAACATTATCTTATGATATATGGTGCAGATAAAATGTATCTATCAATGTTCTTTGGTAATATGAAATGGGGACTCGTTGAAGTATTACCAGATAAGAAATTTCAAGAACAATTATTAGCTGCAGAAGTATTGTTTTGGCATATGGTACAAACAAAATCACCACCACCAGATTTTGTAGATTTTAATAATTTTGATGAACAAATAAAGGAGCATAACAATGGACGACAAATCATACCCATACTCACCAGGAAGTCAGAAAGTTGATACTTCAATAGAAGCTGCTGAACTTATTAAAGCTGGTGCAGATACAATACGTAAAAAAGTATTTGATGTTATTATTAACAAAGGATCTTTTGGAGCAACTGCAGATGAAGTTGCAGATCTGTTGGCGTTAAGCTCGTTTACAGTTAGACCAAGAGTAACAGAACTATATAAACAGAATAAAATAGAAAGAAAAGATAAACGTAAAAATGCTAGTCAAAGATTAGCTTATGTTTATGTAGTTAGTAAAGATCACGTTAATAATCAATATACACAGAAAGGAACGTAATATGAGAACAGGTAAAGAAGAACATTTTTGGATATGGGATCAAGTAAAAAATACTAATCCTAAATATACAAAAGCATTTACAAAGTTTGGTGGTAAAGAACTTACTACCATAGATCCAATGTACCAGATACAAGTTATGACTGGTATGTTTGGTCCAGTAGGAATAGGTTGGTCTTATCATGTAGAGTACACTTATACAGATAAAAATGTATTTGCAGAAGTTACTATAAGATACAGAAAAGAACCTAGGTTAGATTGGAATCAATATGGTCCAGTATCATCTGTACAAGCATTGTACAAAAAGAATGGTGGACTAGATGATGAAGCACCTAAGAAAGCAATGACTGACGCTATGACAAAAGGGTTTAGTCATCTTGGTATTAGTGCTGATGTCTTTCTTGGATTATTTGACAACAACAAATATGTTCAAGAAATGAAAGCTAAGTTCGAAGCACCAAGTAATATTAAAGTCATTAATACAAAGGAGTTAAATAATGATAAACAAAGTAATGTTAATAGGAAGACTGGGAGCAGATCCAGAGATAAAACAAACTAAGAAGGGTGAATCCTTTGCCAACTTGTCTATGGCTACTAATAAAAAGTACAAAGACAAAGAAGGTCAATGGGTAGAAAAAACTACATGGCACAAGATTGTTGTGTGGGATCCAAGACTTGCAGATAATATGCAAAAATATGCAAAGACTGGTACTCAACTATATGTTGAGGGTGAATTAGAAACTAGACAATTTAAAGATTCTAATGATCAAAACAGAATTGTGACTGAGGTTGTTATACCTCGATACACAGGAAGCATTAGATTAGTTGGAGATAAACCTGCGTCTAAGTCGGTATCTACAGACGATAGTGCAGGAGATTTCGACAATCAATTCTAATAGGTTAATGTAGCTCACCTAACACCAAGGGTATAACCAATGGTAAAAAGCAACTACAAGATTAATAGCGTTGCAAGACGTTGTTGGTTTATAAACATCTAGTGTTGTAAGCTGTAGGCGTACATGAATGCTCTTTGAATTGAGTACGCCTACAGTTATTTTTTTAATTGTGAGGTGAGAGCTACCGAAATTAATTATAGCTTTAGCTATGAAAAATATTTTATGTTTAAAAGAAATATTTAAGAAGCGTGAAGTTTCTAGAGATGATGTCATAAATGTGTACGATCACATTGAAGACACAATTACTATTAGATTACTACAAGGATCTAATATAGATGCAACACAAGTAGCACTTGTATCTAATGTAATGAGTCTAGCTCAATCATACAATAATAAGAAATTTGCAATAAAACTGCTAGAAGGAGCTTTAGCAGAAATGCAATCAGATCATTTTAGAGAAACAGGCAATAAGCTGTCTTAGAGCAACGCACACAAACTTGTATATCCATGCATAGTCTGGGTCGCATTATACCTGTTTTGCTAATCCTAGAGGCTCTCAGAGGGCTTTATTCGTATGATTTATCATGATTTCTCTCATAATCATCTTTTCTCATACATTCATAGTGAGCTTTAGTTTTATCTGCAAAAGCTACAAATGAATCTGTATTAATCATATCTTCGCCACAATATCTACAAGGCCCAATATCTATGATAGTTACTTTAGAACGATTCCAAACTTTCTTTTTCATTCTAAAATTAATTTTTTAATTGACTTCTCTCCCATATAGATTTCTGTTTCTGCCATAGAAACAATGCATCTATATTCTATGTTATCACTAACTGTTCTGTTAGCTATACGTTTACCTTTAAGACATTCAGACATATTAGGTTGTATTCTGTGTTCTTTAATCTCATGATCTACTATCATTAATAAAGCTATAACAGATTCTAACATTAGTGGTTACCATTCATTTTTTTCTGCAGCATATCTACTTGCTCTTTAAGATGATCTATATTTACTTTGTTATATCTAGAAGCATCAATCTCTTTTTCAATAGACTCTATCTGTCCAGATAGATGTTCAATAAGCATATACATTTCTAAGTTCTTAGGTTCTTGTTCTGCTTTTTTAAGTAGGTCTGCTTGGAATAAATGATCTGCAGTTTCTAATTTATTAAGACGTTCAACGATACCGAAGTATGCCCATACTCCAACTGCAACACAAACTACTATACCAATCATATTTCTGATTGGCATTGATACCGAAGTATTCTCTGAGATCTTCATTTTCGTTTCATTATGTCAGCACCTTTTAATCCATAAATTGCACTGACTACCCCTATAAAAATTGCTTGATACCAGTAGGGTAAATTTTTAAAATATTCGAAAAATAAATCTAGCTTAACACGTATTTCTGGATCGTCAGAGAAAACAGACCAACCCAATAAAACGATAGGCATAGATACCAGAACCAAGACAAATTCATCTTTCCAACCATTATCATTACTCTCAATAATTTTCGCTTTATATTCAAGTTCACCACTACTCATTTTTTCTGCATGACGCATTTGTGCATCTGCCATCAACATTTTTGTTTGTTGACGTTTTTTATATACATGAGAACCAGCGTTCATTGCAAGTTTAATAGCACTCAACCACATAATTAATATTTCCAGACGTTAGGTCTTACTACATACTTTTGACTTACATCTGGTGTAAGCCAATCAAGATGAGTAAATGTTTTAGCAATACCTATACCTGTAGGTTTAGGTTCATAGTTTAATGCAAAGTTAAGAAGCTTGTATTGTGATTGTGTATTTGTAGCTATGTCTACTGCAATACCTGTTGTATGTGGTCCATCTAATCCTGTTGAAGATACCGAATTATTATGCTCTGGACTTCTATATCCAGAGGTAATAGATACTCCTTCACCTACCTCATCTCTATAAGCTTGTACAAAATCTAATACTATAGTTGATATTTTTAAATCTCCAGATCCCTGGCATTTAAATTCATCAGCTGTAAAATTAGAATGTTTATCAGAATCCCATTGATCTGCACTTGTAATAAAATTATCCATTTTCTTTTTCCAATCTATCCATAGATATAAATTTACTCTCTTGTATATGATTGTCCCAGATACCGAGTTCAACTATTCCCCAAGACCAACCAGTCAAGTTAAGTTTAGCATACTCCTCTACATGATTAAAAGGCAACGCACAACCAACGTTGACTATTCTTACATAATTTTTATCACCAATTTTAGGAGCCTTCCAATCTCTATATTTATGTGTATGTCCAAATACTATATCGTTAGTTGCATCATTAGCTATTTGTATTTCACAGTTCTTACCACCATATTCTTTGCCCATTATATTTAATGGACAATGAGTAAAGGACACCCCACCAATATTTTTAAATGCACCATAAGGAGAATGTTTCCAGTTACGTTTATCAAAAGAATCATGCAATTCTTTTTTCATCATACCTGCAATTTCTGGAATATTTTCTTCAAATCTAAAAACACGTTGTTCATGATTACCAAAGGTAACGTGTCTAGGTATTCTATCATTATCAATAGCTTTATCTAATATATCAATAGATGTTCTCATAGATTCTATATCTTGCATATAGGCATCTTTAAGTTTACCTGCTTGTGAAGAATTTTTTTGAAAAAAACTTAAGCTATCAAATGATGCCCAGTCACCTATTTGTATTATATAATCTGGTTTAGATTCTTTAATGTATTTACCAATCCATTTAAATCTATCTTGCTCTATACTTGGACTATCATGAGCATCACCTATAACAATTATTTTATGTCCTTTAAATAACATTTTCTTCTTTACACATATATTTAGTCGCAAGTCTATGTTTATCTATATCTTCATGTGTTGTAAGAATTTCATAACTTATAATATGAGCTTGTGCTACGCACTCACCCCAAGTATTAAAATCATCTGGAAACAGTATAGGAGGAGAACATTGTCCATTTAAAAATGAACATAGCCATACTACTAATGTAAATTTCACTTAAAATTAAAATAGCCTAAAACTCCTGCTGCTACAGTACCAAGAAATACTAATACAGCAACTATTCCTTTTCCTTTAGAAACATTATCTTGTAATGCATCTACTTTTTTTTCTAATCTTTCAATTGATGTTATTAA